TATCAAGGCCGCGATCATTCCGATCATCTTGCATTACGCGACCTGCGATGCGCTCGCTTGATCCTGTGTCTGGTTGGATTTGGCGGCAACACGGCCTTCGATCATTGCGCCAGACTCAATCACCAGTTTTTGCGCGACAATATCGGCCGTCACTTGTGCGCAGGTCTTGAGTGCCACAGAAATGGCCGAGATTGTGCCTTCAAGACTACCCTCGATAGTCACACTGCGGGCTCTGACATTGCCTTTGATCTTGCCGCTCCTGGCGAGGACCAATGTATCAACCGTCAGATCGCCTTCAAATGTACCGCCAAAGTCGACGATGCCGTCACTTGTCCATTCACCCTTTATGGTGATGCCCTCATGCAGCACCGATCGGCGGCTATTCCCAGCCGCTGTCTCGGCACCGGGTAGCGGGGAGAAAGGTTTCTCGGCAACGTCTTGTGACTTGGCAAACATGGTCTGAAGGCCTTCTTAAGGTATTTAGCTTATAGTTTTGCATTTATGCGCAGTGGTCAAGGCGCAGAACCGATAACCGCGCATTGCCGCAAGATATGAGACGCAACTGCGCAACCACACCGCATCACGATTGCAGGTGCGGTCCAGTTTTGCACAACACGGTCAATTCAGTGAGAAAAGGAGTTCACGATGGCACGAGCCCAAGGTGCGCGCGCGCAGATGGCGCTGGCGTTCGAGACGACCTATGGCACCCCGCCCACTGGCGGCTTCACCCGTATGCCTTATGCGACATCGAGCCTTGGGGCCGAGCAGCCGCTGCAGACGTCAGAGCTTTTGGGCTATGGGCGCGACCCGCTTGAGCCGATCAAGGACGCGCTGACCGCAGATGGCAACGTCGTGGTGCCTCTGGATGCGCAAGCCTACGGATACTGGCTCAAGGGCGCATTCGGCGCGCCGCAGACGACTGGCGCCGGCCCCTATACCCACCTCTTTGAAAGCGGCAACTGGACGCTTCCGAGCTTCTCTGTCGAGGTCGGCATGCCGGAGGTGCCAAGCTTTGCGATGTACTCGGGCTGCATGGTGGACAGCTTCAGCTGGACCATGGAGCGCACCGGCCTTCTTACTTCCACTGTGGAAATTGTCGCCCAAGGCGAAGATTTGGGCACGTCGTCGCAGGCCGGAACACCCGCGACACTGACGCTCAAACGCTTTGGCCACTTTAACGGGTCTGTTCAGCGCAACGGCCAGAATATCGGCAACATTGTCAGCGCACAGATCAATTATCAAAACAACCTCGACCGGATCGAGACAATCCGCGCCGACGGGAAAATTGAAGGCGCTGATCCGTCGATCGCCGCCATGACGGGGAATATCGCCGTGCGCTTTGCCGACACCACGCTGCTCAATCAGGCCATTGGTGGTCAGGCCTGCGCGCTGACGTTCGGCTACGCTCTCCCCACGGGCGAGGCGCTCACCGTTTCTGTTCCGCGGGTATTCCTGCCCCGGCCGCGCCGTGAAATCTCTGGCCCACAAGGCGTGCAAGTGACGTTCGACTGGCAGGCGGCCCAGCAGGCGAATGGCGACCCGATGGTCAGCGTGACCCTTGCAAATGACATAGAGGAATATTGACCCATGCTGAAGCTGAACCTCTCCACTGAAAGCCGCTGGGTCGACCTCGCAGGGGGCGTGAAAATCAAGGCAAAGCCACTCTCAACAGCAATGATGCTCGCGGCGCGCAACAACCCCAGAGTGGTGGCCCTCGCCAAGGGGAGCATCGATGCAAACGCCGTTCAGGATGATGCGGTGGCCCTTGAGGTCGCTAAAATCATCGGTGGGATGGTGATTGATGAGTGGGACGGTGTCGGGGACGCGGACGGCAAACCGGTGCCTGTCTCCCAAGAATGGATTGATGCCCTTTTTGACCTCTGGCCGATGTTTGAAACTTTCCAAGTGGGTGTCGTTGCTGGCGCGATGCTGGTGGATGCGGAAAAAAACGGCTGACCGCCCTTGCTGAGTGGGAATTCGGCGGGGGCGGAGAGTATTGCGCCGCTTGTCCCGGGCGCTGCGCTGATTGCCCATCACAAATGAACGCTCCGACCACGATGGAGGGCTGGCAGGTCTGGGACCTTGTCCAGCGCCTCGGCGGCCAGCTCCGTATTGTTACGGGCGCGCGTGGTGGGGTGGTGATCGGTTGGGACATTGGCGCGGCCCTACAGCTGGGCCAGGCGCTGGGGGTGCCGCCGCGCGTGGTGGCCGAAATGTTGCCGCCAATTGAGGCGGTGATGGTGCGCAAACTAAGCGAGCGAGGTGAGGCTTTCGATGGCTGAAAAAAGGGTCAGTGTGCGCCTCGCGGCGACTGGTGGGCGCCAAGTGCGCGCTGAATTGGAAGGCGTGGGTACTGCAGGTCGCAAAGCCTTTGAGCGCCTTCCGCGCGATGTGGAGCGTGCGAACGCAAAGCTGGCGGCTTTCGCGCGCCGTGTTGCCGTGGCAAGTGCTGCGGCGGCAACAGCAGCGGCTGCCGCAGCCGTAACTGCGACCAACGCTGCAATGGACCGGGCTTTTGAGGTCCAGCGTCAGGCAGCGGTCGCCAATGCCGATCCGCAGGACTTTCAAGGCATGGCGGCAGGTGCCCAGACTGTAGGCATCGAGCAAGAGAAGCTCGCTGATATTCTGAAGGACGTGAACGACCGGGTCGGTGATTTCCTGACCACCGGCGGCGGCCCAATGGCTGACTTCTTCGAGAACATTGCGCCAAAAGTGGGCGTGACCGCTGACCAGTTCGCTCGACTGTCGGGGCCGGAGGCGCTGCAGCTCTATGTGTCCTCGCTGGAACGGGCCGGCGCAAGCCAGCAGGAGATGACTTTCTACCTTGAAGCCATGGCGTCTGATGCCACGGCCCTTTTGCCGCTCCTTCGCAACAACGGCGCGGAAATGAGCCGTCTGGCGGAACGCGCAGCCGACCTCGGCTTAGTTATGGACGACAAGACACTTGCCAGCCTGAACCGGGCGCGTGTCGCGGTTGTTGCGGTTGGGCAGGTCATGGTCGGGATGGGCAATAAGATCGGTGTTGCTCTTGCGCCGATCCTCGAGGGCCTTGCGACGAGCTTCGTTGATCTGGCCAGCTCGACAGGGCCACTTGGTAAAGCGATCAACGCGCTGACCGACAATATTGGCCGCATTTTGACCTATGCCGGCACATTTGCCGCTCTCATGGCTGGCAAATGGGTGATCGGGATGGGTTTGGCTGCGGCGGCTGTGATCAGAACCGCCGGAGCGCTTACGGTGCTTAGGGGCGCGCTGATCCGCACCGGGATCGGGGCGCTGATCGTGGGCGCAGGCGAGCTGGCCTATTGGTTCAGCCGTCTCGTAACGGGCGCGGGCGGTTTTGGCGATGCCATGGGCCTGCTCAAAAACTTGGTTGTTGAGGTCTGGGAGCGGATCAAGATGGGGGCCTCAGCGGCAGGTGCTGCTGCCACGGCGATGTTTTACGACATCAAGTCCGATGCAGCTTCTGGCATGGCCTCGGCAATTGAAAGCGTTGTGGGCTTTGGCAACACTGCCGTGAACACATTCCAGGGCACGTTCTTTGCCGTGCAGGCTGTCTTTGGCGCACTGCCTGACGTTTTTGCGCGCATTGGCGTGCTGTCGATCAATAAACTGGTCGAGGCCATGGAGGCCGGGCTTGCGGGTATCACCCGCGGGGTGAATGCTTTGCTCACCATCGGAGGTCGGTTTCCAGAGCTGGCGCTCGATCCTCCGGACCTGTCCGAATGGAGCCGGGTGGTGCCGCAAGCCGTCGATATCGGTGGGCGCGCGGCAGAGGGGTTCGCACGCGGGTTTGAGACAGACCTGCTGCAAGTGCCTGACCTTGGGCTTGATGATATTGCCCGCGAGGCGCTTGCGACTGCCGATACCTACCGGACCGCATCCGCAGACCTGGCTGGCGGCGCTACGTTGCCGCTCACCTCTTGGCAGGCCCTAAAGGACGCAGTGTTTGGCGCTGGTGATGAAGGTGCGGCTGCCCTTGACGAAGCTGGTACTTCGGCTGATCGGCTTGCAAGCGCGTTGACCTCCACGCAGGGGGCGGCCACCGCTGCTGGCAACGCAGCGCGAGAGGCTGGCAGGCAAGCAGGTGATGGCAGTCAGCAGGCTGTAACGGGCTGGCAGGCGGTCACGAATGCGCTGGCTGAGTATGCCAAGGACGCCATGGATTGGGGCAAGGGGCTTGGCCAGACGCTGGTCAACGGCTTCCAGTCTGCCGAGAATGCATTCCGCGATTTCGTCAAGACGGGCAAGCTCGACTTCAAAGGCCTTGTGGCCTCGATCCTCGAGGACCTCGCGGTCCTGCAGTTCCGGAACGCGGTGCTTGGACCGATTGCCAATGCGCTGTCGGGTGCCTTTGGTGGCCTTGGCGGCGGATCGGCTGTCACGGCGGCCGTGTCGCACGCTGGCGGTGTGGTTGGGCTCTCCGGCTACTCCCGGCAGGTGCCGGCTCTCGCGTTCGCTGGCGCGCCGCGTATGCACGCAGGTGGCTGGGCCGGGCTGCGCCCGGATGAGGTCCCCACGATCCTGCAGCGTGGAGAGCGGGTTCTGAACCGGCGTGAGACCGCGCAATACGGTGCTGGTGGTGGTGGCATGTCGCGTGTGCGCATCGAGCTGGGCGAAGGCCTCATGGGCAGCATCATGGAGCAGGCTGGGGCGCAATCCGTCGAGATTGTCCAAGGCAGTCTGCAACACTATGACCGGCTGATTGCACCGCGCACTGTGGCGCGCGTCAGCCAAGATCCGAGGCGGAGCGGCTGATGGCACTGACCTATCCGCTGAGTTTTGCGCAATTCCTTGGCGCCTTGCGCGTCGTGGAGGTGACGTTTCGGCTCTCGCATCCGCAAGAGCATACGCGGCTTGGCGATGGCACGGTGATCAGTGCCAGCCTTGGGGCATCGCTGTGGACCGGCAGCATTCGGCTGGCGCAGGCGAACCATCCGCGTCACGCGCAGATGGAAGCGTTGCTTGCACTGATGGATCAGCCCGGCGCCTCGTTTCTGTGCCATGATCCGCGCTACATCGGCCCAGCGTCAGACCCGACAGGCAGTGTTCTCGGCACCCGCACCGTCACAATCCACACGGTGGCCAGCAATATGCGCGAGTTGCGCATCACAGGGTTACCAAGCGGATATGTGCTGAGCGCGGGCGACATGCTCGGGTTTCAGTATGGCAACAGTCCGGTCCGCCATGCGCTGCACCGCATTGTGGTGGGTGGCACGGCCTCAAGCACCGGATTGACCCCCATGCTGGAGGTAGTGCCCAACCTGCGCCCTGGTGCCGTGACGGGCCTTACCGTCTTGCTGATCCGCCCGGCCTGTAAGGCGCGGCTTCTACCAGAACCAACTTATGGATCAGGCCGCCAGGCGATCAGCCGCGGCGCCAGTTTCGACTTCATTCAGACCCTCAGGTAATCCCATGCGCATTCTAGACACGGCATCAGCGGAGTATCTCTCCGCCCACACTGGCGTGGCCAGCCGCCATATGGTGCATGTCATTGGACGCAACCGATCGACAGGCGCGCCGGAAGCCCTCGGCCTGTGGCAGGGCGATGACCACCTAACCATTGCCATCAATGGCGCCAATCGGACCTATTACGGCGCAGGTGGATTGATTGGCGTTGAACCTATCCGCGCCGGCATCGGGCTCGAGGTTCGGATGCTACAAGCGACGCTCAGTCCGCTGACGCCCGAGGTGGCACTGCTTTTGCGCGGCTATGATACCCGGCTGGCGCCAGCCGAAGTGCACCGCGGCTTGCTGTCACTTGAGACAGGGCAGCTCATTGCCGAGCCCATCCGCGTGTTTCGCGGCTGGGTGGACGAGGTGAAGATCAAAACGGGTGAAGTGGGCGGCACCAGCGAGGCGACCGTCACATTGGCCAGCGCCGCGCGCGGTCT